GACGAGGTATAGCGTGATGGTTATCGATAGAGATCCTGATAGTGAAATTCCGGCCAAAGTGGCAGCTCTTCCCAGAGCCGTGTTCAATCGATACTTTGCGGCCGATAATCTGAATCACGACGTCTACAGCGTTTATTTCTAGGAAAGGTAGGAAATGACAGTTCTCACTTGGGACAACGTTGGTGAGCGGCTGTATGAGACTGGTGTCGACCATGGCGTGCTGTATATTCCGGATGTGAATGGGGATTACAGTGAGGGCTATGCGTGGAACGGTCTTACGACGGTCACCGAGTCTCCTTCTGGAGCCGAGGCTTCTCCTCAGTATGCCGATAACATCAAGTATCTGAACCTCATTTCGGCAGAGGAGTTCGGCGCCACGATCGAGGCGTTCACGTATCCGGAAGAGTTCGCGCAGTGTGACGGTACGTACTTCGCAAGCCCTGGCGTTGCTGTTGGCCAGCAGGCTCGTAAGTCGTTCGGTCTCGCTTATCGGACTCGTCTCGGCAATGATGTCGATGGTACGGATCACGGCTATAAGCTCCATCTGATTTACGGCTGCATGGCAGCTCCGTCGGAGAAGGCTTATGGTACGATCAACGACTCGCCTGAGGCGATTTCGTTCAGCTGGGATGTCACCACGACTCCGGTTGCTGTTAGCGGTCATAAGCCGACGGCGCAGATGGTGATTGACTCGACGAAGGTGGACGCAACTGCTCTTCAGACGCTCGAGGATATGCTCTTCGGGACGGCTGGAACGGATCCGCGGCTTCCGCTTCCGGACGAGGTTATCAGCGTCTTCTCTGGGACGGTCACGTCTGAGCGTCTGACCGGTGCCAACGCCCCGACGTACGATTCGGGAACGCATGTGGTTACGCTTCCGGCGGTCACTGGCGTCGATTGGTACGTCAATGGCGTGAAGAAGAACCCTGGTGCTCAGCCTGCAATGTCGGTTGGTCAGTCGTCTTATGTTACGGCCGAACCGCAGCCGGGTTACACCATCACCGGCGACAACGACTGGACGTTCGACTACTAAAACTATAACAGGAGACTAGGGAATGCTCAAGATCGTAGTTCCTGGTACTGAAATGTTCGACGAAGACAAGCAAGAGTTTGTCACCGTCGGCGACGTGGTTTTGGAGCTGGAGCATTCTCTAGTCTCACTGTCAAAATGGGAGTCGTTTCACGAAAAACCATTTCTCGGTAAGGATAAATCTACAGAAGAGGTTCTTTCGTACATCAAATTCATGACCGTGACCCAAGATATTCCGGATGAGGTATTTCAGAATTTGTCTGAGAATAACTTGAAAGAGATCCAGGAGTATCTGGACGCCAAGATGACCGCTACTTGGTTCAGCGAATCTCCTGGAGCTCCTCAGGCGAGAGATATCATCACGGCGGAATTGATTTATTACTGGATGATCGTTTTCCAAATTCCGATGGAATGTCAGTATTGGCATCTAAATCGACTCTTTACTCTTATCCGAGTCTGCAACATCAAGCAGTCGAAGCCTAAAAAGATGAGTCGCGCAGAGATCGCTGCTCGTAATCGTGAGCTTAATGAGCAGCGTAAAAGAGAACTTGGAACGAAGGGATAGGATGGAAGAGGTAACGAATAGAAGGCAGATCCAAAGATATGGGTGGAAACCTTCACTTCCGGATCCGAGAGATATTGTAGCTGATACATCTGCGATGCCGATCCTTGACGAAGTTGATCCAATGTCCTATATGACGCCCGTTTATGATCAACTCAATCTCGGCTCTTGTACTTCGCAGGCGATCGCCGCAGCAATCGATGCCGATCGCATTGTAAATGGCGAATCTCCGATGTTTCCTTCCCGACTTTGGATTTATGCTCTCGAACGGATCATCGAAGGATCCGATCTCGTGACGGATACTGGGGCGTATGGTCGGGATGGATTCAAAGCGGCAAGTACTTTCGGAGTGGTTCCAGAGACTCTCTGGCCTTATTCGGACGATATCCACGAATGGTCGAAGAATCCTGAGCAGTCTTCTGTATGGGATCAGCGTCATCCGATCGAGCGCCCTTACAAGACCGTTCCCCAGGACTTGACCAGTATCAAGCAGGTTCTCAGCAATAAGCAGACAATCGCGTTTGGATTCTCGGTTTTCGAGTCGTTCGAATCCGAGAAGGTGGCAAACACAGGAGTAATGCCGGTTCCTGATGTTACGCGCGAGAGAATGCTTGGCGGTCACGAGGTTCTTCTGGTTGGATATTCAAAAGACGTCGCAAATTATGGATTGGTTCGCAATTCGTGGGGTACGAGTTGGGGCAGCGAAGGCTATTTCCTCATGCCCTGGAGTGTCATTCTCGATCCGAAGATTTCGAGCGATTTCTGGACGATTTACAAGCCCCTGTAAAGGAAGGCTGCTATGGCAACGCTTACGTGGGATGATGTTGGTGAGCGCGTCTTCCAAACGGGAATTGATAAAGGCGTCCTTTACCTTCCGGACGGAACGGCAGTTCCTTGGAATGGGCTTACTAGCATCGAAGATTCGTCAAGTGGCGAACTCAAGTCATATTATCTCGATGGCGTTAAGTTCTTGGAGAATCTGACACCTCGAGATTTTGTCGGAAAGCTCAAAGCGTTCACGTATCCTGAAGAATTTGATGACGTTACTGGTATTGCGACTGTGGTCGAAGGTTTTGAGGCTTACGAACAGCCTCCAAAAAGTTTCAGCTTGTCCTATCGAACCAAAATCGGAAACGATATTGACGGAATCGATCATGGGTACAAGCTTCATATTCTATACAACCTTCTTGCAGAAGCGGATTCTTACGCATACGAAACTATTGACTCTGGAGTAAAACCAATCGAGTTCAGTTGGAATCTAACTGGAACTCCTCCGAAGATTGATAGATTTCGTCCCACGGTTCATGTAACAATTGATTCTACGAAGACTCCATCTGATGTTTTGACGATGGTTGAGAATAAATTGTACGGAACCGCAACCAGTAACGCTAGCCTTCCGACCTTCGAAGATATTTCCGAGTATTTCGGATATCTTGGCGCGTTGGTTATTGTTGATTATGGCGACGGAACGTGGGCTGCTATCGACGAATCGAATGGTTATATCACCATGTTGGACGATACAACCTTCTTCATTGATCATGCGAACGTCGTTATCTTGGATTCGAATACTTATACCATCTCGTCGACAAACGTAGTTTAAATGAAGGAGGTGAAATGGCTACAATTACTGGTCTAACTGCTGACAGAATGCTCGCTATCGAAGGAGCGTCTGTTATTGATGGTGAGATTGTCGGCGATCATCTGCTTCTCACAAAACATGATGGTACTCAGATTGACGCGGGCTCTGTAGTAGGTCCTCAGGGTCCAGCGGGTCCAGCGGGTCCGGCTGGAGATCTTGGCGCAGTGTCCGATTGGCCGTGGGGATCTGGTCAGATTCCTTCAGGAACAGTTCTTCCTTATGGTCAACAGCTAACTGCAGCTGCTTATCCGGCTCTTCAGGCTATTGCGGATGCTGCAGGACGTCCTTACGGAGGTAATGCCGGAGTAAACTTCAATGCTCCTGATTATCGTGGTCGGATTGGCGCTGGTAAAGATGATATGGGCGGTACAGCCGCTAATAGGATTACCGCAGCAGTTTCTGGAATGAATGGAACAACTCTTGGAGTAGCAGGAGGAGCTGAGGGAATTACACTGACTACTGCTCAGTTGCCTGCTCATAATCACGGTATGTCTGGTCAGCCTGGATTCTCGGATCCTGGTCATTCGCACGCTCAGAGTGGCTCAACTGTTCAGGGAGGACCTGGTGCCGTTGGTGGTGGGGTTGGTAACAACCAGTATCTAAACGCCAATACTGGAATTGCAACTACTGGTATTCTTAGTAATATCGGAACTATTGGTACCTCTAATACTGGCTCTGGCTCTGCTCATAGTAATGTCCAGCCGTCTATTATCGTCAATAAAATCATGAGAGTTCTGTAAAGGAGATACGATGCTTCTAATTAATAAAACTCTACTCGATCAGCATAATGCGCGAGTTATTGAACTTAGAGCCCAGCATGAGGCAATGATTAATCAGTTTATTTCAGAGGCACCTCAGCCTATTGAGTTTACTCAAGTTCCTGACACGGATCCACCATTTACTCTTACTAGCGGTTTAGTTTGTATGCCTGGAAATTTTTATAAC